TTTGTACACAGTTATTTTAGTAAAAGCTTTTTTTAAACTTTTTTCCTGGCATAATCTCATCACCGTTCATTTGGATGATGCCTTCTTTTTCAAGGATTTTAAGCGTGGAGTCAGTTCCCTTCTGTACTCCCTCTGCAAATCCAGCAATCTTAGCCTTTTTGCTAAGATCCATGACGGATAGTATCCACCAGGCAAGCACAACTAATCCCATCCACCATTCTACGTACACTGATCTTCCTCCTTGATATAGTCCATAGGACTTACTGACTTCATAATACTCATCTTAAAATCGAGATGGTCGTCATCAAACTTCGACCGATACTCTTCTAGTGTCTCAACTTCAATTGGAAACTCCTTCCAACCGATTGTGTTCTCCATGGCGATAGCAGCGACAAATGCCATAGCATCCTGAGGACGGTCCAGGCCTTGTACAAGGTAGTCTGTACCAGACTTAAACTTCCAATACTGGCTGCCATCCGCAAATCTGCCAGATTCACAGTGTGCACCATAATTTTCTAAGGCCTGGCATGAAACAACAAAAGTACCCATAATGATCTCTCCTCACTGATTATGGTACCATTATACAACGGAAAAAGGGGCTTGTACACCCCTTTTTTACTTTTTTTATATAATATTTAAGTATTAACGAACTTTAATCTTAATCAGATCGAACCGTTCAGGTCCAACAATGAACCACTGGCCAGTTTCGGTGTTATTGAGTAAGTCTCCAACACCAATATTCCTGAGCAGGCCGGTTCTTAAGATAAGCGGGTTATCCCGACTTCCGTTGATTAGCTTCTTAACCTGAGCGCTATCAGTAGCTTCCACATCAGCAGTTTTTTCATACCTGCCTTCTCGGAAAGCCAGGCGTGCATCTGCCTGTGTGAATGCGTTTGAGATGCCATAGAAAACTGACAAAGATGCCAGTTCCCTATTTGCCTTTTTGATTTGATATACGCTGTGTTTAGCCATAAAGTGTCTCTATCTTTTTAATGCCGAGTGCCCAGTTTTCTGCTGCAGACTCAACATAGTGAAGTGATTTATTCGGGAACTCTTCCCTGAAGAAACATTTATCATTGGAGTCAAAGTATTCAATGTAAGCAATCTCTTCTCTGAAATCCATACAGACATCGGCTTTACCTTTGCCGGCCTCTGCGTAATATGTAGATATCTTCTTACCCATATTTATAACCTTTAACTAAAGAATTTTTCCAACATTTCAATTCTATCGTTTGCTGTTGCCATAGTATCCAGTTCGCACTGAATAGCCTCAACGATATCACTGTGTTCACCAATACCAACACTAGACTTCATATAGACCATAATGTTAGTTTTAGCTCGTTCGAGTTCGCCCTCGGCATGCATCCGTGCTGCCTTGACCAGTTGTTCCTTCATTGTATTTCCTTTCTTACTCTACAAAGTCATTTACCATAGGGAAGATTTTAGTGATTGCTTCGGCACATGCCTTAGCTACTTCAATATGTTCTTTTTGCGTTCCATTGCCTGAACGAAGCTCAATAAAGTGGATCCATGACCGGATCGACCCTTGCATATAAAGACGAGACTTAGTATTACCTTCTGGCAATACTGCACGTGCCTGCTCTTTTGCGATACCATTTTCAATAGCCCAGTTATAGTGTTCCTTGGCTTTATCAATAACGTCTTGCTGTCGCATCCGCCATTCACCTTCGAGCCTTGGATCTACGTTATCAATAGAGTTCTGACGATTCTTTGTATCTTGCAAACGTGCTTCGCGCAGTACAAATGAGTCTCCAAACTCACGTGGATCAGCATACCGTTGACTAAACTCTTGGAATGCAAAAGAACGGTGACGTAGCATCTGACGTGCAATGTCACGTGTTGTTTCGATTTCCATAGTAGCAGAAGCCATTTCAAATGGTGACCAGTGTTTATGCTTTGCCAAGTAACCAAGAAGCTTTGGTGCAGTCTCTTGGTTTAATTGGTTAGATGGATTAGATACTCGTGCGCAATACGCAATCAAGTCCTGTACATCATCAAGTCCAATGATTGCATCAGCAACAGGTTGAGTATATCCGATAAGTCTTACATTCATGCTTTAAATCCTGAAAAATCTAGTTTGTCTTTTTGTGGAGCTACCTGTGGGGCAGTATCCGCGATTAGTGTTTGTGCTGATGCTTCAACATCGTACAATCTCATTCTGGCTCGATCGACCCCGATAACAAATCGTTTATTGGTAGTGGGGTCGTTGTATCTATTCTTGAGCTGTTTGACCATGATTTGGCCGAGGCTTTCGAGTTCTTCGTTCGAGATGAGGGCGAACATGAGATCTGCAGTCGCAGGAAGTCCAAAGGATTCCGACGTGTCTTCAAGGCCAACGTCAGTGTTTGAATATCCGCTTCGAGTTGTCTGAGTCGCTGATACAATGGGCACGTCGAATTCGACTGCAAGTCCTCGAATTTCTTCAGCAATTGACTTGATGAGGGAATATGTATTAACCGATCCACTTAAACCTTTCATTCTTGCTGAAGAACAAATGTTAAGATAGTCGATGAAGATAATATCCGGTTCAAAGCTTTTCTTAAGCTTAAGCTCTTTTAACAAAGCTCGGAAGTGTCCGGTGTGAGCCGAACCAGTTGGATATTCTTTTACAATCAGCTTGCCAATTGTCTTCTTTGCGATTGCCGCTATCTTATTGTCAAAAGTACCTTTGTCGATTTTATCCAGTTGGTCAATGGGCATATTCATCAAGTTAGCATCGATACGTTCAGCAATTCGTTCTTCTGCCATTTCCATAGTAATATACAAAACATTCTTACCTTGGGTCATAGCCGCTGCGCCTACGTGACACATGAATAACGACTTACCAACACCTGTACCAGCCAGCGCGATATTTAGAGTCTTATTAGGTAATCCACCTTTTGTGATCTGGTTAAAGTAATCCAGGTCAAAAGGCATCCTTCCTTCTACTTTGTGGTAAAAGTCAAAACGATCGTCAGAGTTATTAATATAGTCGTGGCCAATGTCCTGATCAAAGTTAACAGACAAAGCCTCAGATAAAATCTCAGGAATTGCGTTGTTAGTCAGTTCAGACTTGCCATCAATAATCTCAATCGATTTCATAATAGAAAGAAAAACGGCACGATCTTGGCACCATTTTTCAGTCTTTTCTAATAACCAATCCATATCAGCTGGCTCGGGTGTCACCACATCGTTGATTAGATGAGCAGCTGCTTGGTATTTATCAGCTGAAACATTTGTCTCATCTAGTTCGATTTTAAGTGCTTCACCCGTAGGGATCTTGTTGTATTTACCAACATACTGAAGAACGGTATCGAAGACGGCACGATGCTCGTCTTCGAAGTATTCCTTCTTTAGATATGGGATAACTCTTCGAGTAAAATCTTCATTGGTTAGTAGATTCCTCAATACTGTTGTCTGTAGACTCATCGCCAATCCTATACTTATCGTTTTCAAATGCATCTTGTAAGATGTGGTTTAGAACGTCTCCAATATAGTTATTGAAGTTGTTATCATTCTCAAGTTCTTCTTGATCATGATCACCAGGTTCTAGGATCTGGTATTGGAACTTAAGGTTCGCAATACCATCACCGTTGTCTTCCACATGGTCAATCTTTGCCGTTACTTTTCCATAACAGTAGACCACACCTGCATACTTGGTTTTGAGCTTTACCGCCCATTGTTCATTGAAACCGTTGTCTGCAAATGTGTAATCGTCTATTGTGATATCATTATACATCATTTTCATCGAGAAGTAAACCCCCTTCTATCATAGAACGGTAACCAATTGTAAATTGTTTTTTGATGAACTCTTTGAAATCAGTTTCTTCAAGGATTGGTTTCCAGAACTCTTCGGTGAGAGTTGCAGCAGCACGGACTTTAGGATCAAGCAATTCACCAGTTTCACGGTCGACAACACAGTACCAACCATTTGATGGTTTAGCCACATAATTACCGGCCAGAGCAATGTCAAGTAGACCACTGTACTTCTCGATACCGCCATCCCACGATACGCTTACTGGAATCTTGGATTTCTCTTTGACATAACGAGACTTCTCAACGTTAATAATAAAGTCGTAACCAGTAACTTCTGTACCTGTCTTATTTTGACGACGACCCAAGATCCAGATATTATCGGCTGAATAGTAAATGCCTGTACCACCACCCACAACGTCTTTCGGAAACAGACCGATTTCTTTATATGTGTGGTTAATAGCAAGAAGAGAAATATTCTTCATTGTAAGGTATGGGGTAACCATACGGAATAGACCTTTAAGTGCCTTTGCACGAGACATATCTGCAACAGATTTCTCATTGAGTGCATCCTCAAGTTCTTTCTTTGATGCAAGGTTACCAATAGAATCGATAACAATAATGACTTTATCACCACGGTCAATGTTCTCAAGTTGGCCAACAAGGTCGAATTTAAGCTGCTCAACATCTGTAATAGGAGTATGCAATACGCGACCGGCATCAATGCCAAACGTTTCAAAGTAAGCTTGGGGTGAACCGAACTCAGAGTCATAAAACAACATGACAGCATCTTCATGCTCTCGAAGATATGCTGCAGCCATAAGCAAAGCAAACGAAGTCTTAAAGTGCTTCGAAGGACCGGCAAGAACAGTCAACCCTGATACGAGACCACCATCAACGGATCCACTCAGTGCAACATTAACCATCGGCACTTCGGTAGTCACAACTTCCTTTTGAGCAAAAAGAACCGATTCAGAAAGAATAGCAGTATCCTTAATCTTGGTATTCTTTTTTAGTTTATTCATAATTGACATATTAATTACCTTTTGATACGCGGATTTGAACTATATCCGCTTCTGTGATTTTACCGTCTTCGATCATTTGATTCAGTTGTTTTTCTGAATATACACTAAACCCCTTATTGGATCCACTTT